TTTGGAATAGGCCAAAAGTCACGCAAACCTAATGGATCGTCTTCGGTTGATAATGCTTTGTCTTTATAACTGGGCGCAATAAAAATTACTTTTTTAGTGTCTTTATCCCAAATTTCCCAAACTATGCACCTTTTGAAGATTTGTTGTACTTTTTCTTCGTTTTCTTCGCTGTTATATTCATTATCTGTAACTGTAGCGTCGTAACTTACAGCGTTGACAAAATCTGGAAATTTTTCAGCAACATCATCTTTAGTAAGTTTGTGTCTAAATGCTATCCAAGGCACTTGTTCCCATTGTTTGCCCGGGCCACGTTTAAAATCATCCCATTGTATTGATTGATAATTAATTTCTTCATAAACTAATTCTTCGGCTGGGTCGTCAGAGTCACGTTGGTCTTCTTCGCTTCCTCTTAATACTTCAGTATTTAATTCTTCGCCTTCTGCATTTTCCGTAACTTCTTCTACTTCTTCTTCTTTTTTATCAGTTGGGGTAAAAGATGGTACATATCTAACTCTGGTTATAGCCCTTCCCGGCAACAACATATCATTTACAGCATTAATCATTGGCGAATCAAAATCTTGGCAATCTAGCGTATAATTAACTGCTCTTTCGCACACTTCACTTACTGCTTTGCCTATTGGGTCTTTGTCTCGATACCTTCGGCGCACATCTGCTTTAGGTGCAGAATTATACAAAGCTGGGCGTACTGTTTCAGTGTTTGCCCACAATATATTAAACGTGCCTTTATTGCTTGATGAATAACTGCTGCTAGTTGAATCAGAATGAAAGATATTAATAGCTTCTTCAGCAGTTTTACGCCAATCTTTTTCGGCTTTATCTGCGGCTGCTATTTCTAACATCCAGCGTTTAACTACTCCGTCAGAACCTTTTTCAACGTCTGATTTATCTTCAATATAGTCTGACATTTAATTTGGTATCACTATTTTATTTTCTGAATTTTTAGCGTTTTGTCGTGTTACGTTAAGGCTGTTAATTTGCGCTTGCAATGAGCTAATAGTGTCGTTTTGTTTGCCCATCCCTAAAATCATGGTTTGCAAAATTGATTCCAATGATTCAACACGTTCATTTTGTATTAAGAATTTATTCTGAATATCTTCTTGGTCTAACATTATTACCCCTTTGCGCTTTGCTTAAAAGCATTTGCCGTTGGCGCGCCTTTAGTTCCCGGTTTTCTCATTTTTTCACCACTGCCAGCCGCAATGCGACGTTTTTTTGCAGCTATGTTTGCATATAAACCCGGTTTATTTGAAGTTTTTTTACGCAACTCATTAACAATTGCTGAATTATTCATGCTCTTAAATCTCTATAAAAAACTGTAATATTGCCTGTACTACTGTCGTCAGGGTCAACTATTAATGATGTTAAAAATTGTGTTGCTGGAATATCAAGCATTGTTCCTGCCGCTAAAGATGCTGGCAATGTTAAAATTGCTGTAGTGTTATCTTTAAGCACTACAGTATGTGCTGACAATACAGTATTAACATAAATACCAACAACTAACGCTGGTTTAGCTGAAACCGTTGTAGTGTTTGTAGCCGTATTAACCGCAACGCCTAAATATTCGTCTGCCATTTATACAAACGGCTTATAAACAACTGTTAGGTTGCCAGTGCTAGAATCGTTTGGATCAATATTTAACGATGATTCAATTCGTATATCCCCTAAAGGAACGTAAGTACCGGCAGCTAATGACGCTGGTAGCGTAATAACGGCTGTAGTGTTGTCTTTAAAGATAACAGTGTGCGCTGATAATGCAGTGTTTACATATACACCGCGCAACAAACAAGGCGAGGCGTATATTGCCGTTGGCCCATCAGTTGACGTATCTTGCACAGAGTATAAAAACTCTGGCGCTGTCGTTGCATTTTGACTCATGTATTTTCTCCAATCCTTCTTGTTTTAACAATTTTCATCATGTGTTTAAAATCACCCTGTACATCAAATTTTGGTGATTCATCATTTTCTAATATAGGTGATTCAGTGTAGGCAACCGCTAAATATCTAAAAGCATCCGCCGCATGGCTACACCAATCGTGAAGCGGTTTGTCATTAAACATCTTTTTAGTGTCATCCCACTCGCGCCTGTATTGACGTAAAGGCTCAACACCGTTTTGCGTTTCGCCAGTGTCAATTGTTTTATTAATAAACAATCTTGGAAACATTTGCCTCGCCATTTTAATGCCATTATCAATAGATAATTTTGGCACAATAGCTACCTTGCCCCAACCAAACACAGCAATAAACTGTTCCATTGTGGTTTTAACCGCAGCTAATGTTTGGCTTTTTGCATCATGCGGTAAATTAATAGTTTTGTAATTATACTGCCGTCGATGTTTCAATCCTTCAATTGGCGGACCTTTTCTTACTATTAATTTGTTCTCAACAACGTCTATCTCTAGTTCTATTCCTAATATTTGCGAACAATAATAAGCCACATCTTTGCCGTTATTTGACAAATAATCTAATACTCTTACTTCGCCGCCAATAACTTGGTAAAAGTAAATGGCGGTATCGTCAGAGCGTCCTATATCCATAGCGCAAGACACAGGATAGTTAATGTCGTGTGGTACGTCGCAAATACGGCCTTGCCTGTCCATTGCAGCAAATTCAGATTGATAAAAAGCGCCTAATATTGCTGCGTCAAATGAACAATCATATTCTTGCTGATACAGGGCTTTCCCCATATTTTCGCCGTAAGTTGTTATGTATTCGTCTAATTCTTCTACTAATTGTTCTTTTCTTAATGTCTTTGTGTCGTTAGCAGTTAATATCTGTGCGAAGGCCTTTGGGTTTTCTTTAGCCGCTTTATAGGTCTTATAGCCATGATTCTTGCCGCGAGGCGTGCCAATGTATAATTGCCAACCATCGTTTTCTATTAAAATAGGGCGTAAATAGCCTCGAACTGACGGATTAGATTGCGGCCATTCCGAATAAACTATTCCAGCAGGACTTGAGCCAATAGCGTTTTGAAAGTTATCAGAACCCAAACATTGCCATGTTGAGCCGTTTTTAAAACGAATTAGCATGTCATTGTCTCTTGTTGATTCACGACAAGACAACGGAAATGCTTCGTCAATACGTCTAATGCCAGTATGTGGATTGACAGCGTCCCAAACTGCTTTTCTTATTTGATTCTGTAACGGTAACATGTGCCAATAATTGGCAATTCTTTGATGCGCTTTAATACATGTGCCGTAAAGCGTTAATTCATCTTTACCAGAACGTCTGTGCCAGATTAACTCCAAATGTTTACAGTCTTCATTTACCCATTGATTCCACGCCTCGGATTGATAACCGCGTGGCATCCAGCCATCAACGTCACCGTCAAACGCAGCAGGGCCAACCCATGCCATTAGATATTTTTATTGTTTTTATTCATAATTTTGAGTGCAATTAAAATAAATATTAGCGCGTTGTGATATCCCCAAATTGTGAGCCAACTCCTGTTACTGCGCCAAGTCTTTGGGGACTATTAAATCTTGGTGTTCCCGGTTGGCGAATATTTCTTAATAAATCTATGTACATTTTTTGTTTAGCGTTATCTTGTTCAAATAAAATATCACCCATATATTGTCTAGTTGGTTCGCCTATTTTTTGAGCATCTTTGGCTATTTTTGATACTAAACCTTCTGCTAATCCAACAACATTGCCTTGGCTTGCGTCTCTTACTGCTCTTTCTGTAAGGTTGCCGTCATTTCCATAATTCAATCGTTCCGCTGTTGGAGAACCGCCTGTAAGTTTAGCATTAGTCTTGGAGAAAACTGATTCTGCTTCCATTTTGTTAGCAAATTTTTCAAAAGTTTCATCATCTGGAAATATTGCTTTTAATTTTTTACGTTTGTTTTTGCTGTTAAATATCCTTTTATAAACATCCGCACCATCTGGGGCATTATTAATTTTGTCTTGTATTGCTCGCATTGCTCCTGCTCTGAAATTTTCTTTTTCAGAATTAGACATTTCATTTAGTATTTTAGTTGTAATCTCAAAATCTTGTTTTTCAAATTTACGGCCATTTTCTAATGCTTTTAAATTTTGCGCTTCATTACCATAAATTTTTCTAGCGGTTTTATAATCTGGTACAATTTCATCTAATTCTGTAGTTAACCTCTTTTTTAAGACTGTTATTATGCGTCCTTTATCCGTCATTTTCCCTGTTATATTGTCAGTTTCTCTGTCTATCATGTCGTCTAAGCCACGTTTTATGTAATCCCATGTTTGCAGGTCGGGGTCTTTTTTCATCCCAACAATTTTGCCTTTATTCATAACAAATATTTCTTGCAAATTTAAACTTTTTTCATTTTTAGCTTTTTCCACGCCTAATTTCATTGCACGTCTTACATAAGGCAATTTTGATAATTCTGTAAGTTCTTCAGTCATAAAAACATCTGCTTTGTACGCTTTATCATAAAATGGTTTTGCTTTTGTTTTTAAATTAACATTAATTTTGTCTAAAGTTTCGTAATAATTTACATCATTATCAAAAGAATCTATTAAATCATCGCCTACTCTTTTCCCTTGATCCGTTTGCCGTTCTTTTAATTTCTTGAGTGCTATATTTCTGCTTGTTCCGGGTTTGGTAACAAGTTGATCTGCTAACGATAAAATATTTTCGCCACCACTGTCAGCAAACATAGATTGATCACCAAGCCTAAGAGCATTAGCTCCAAATTCTTCCGGAGTCAGTGAATCTTTATCTAGATAAGCGCTTATTTTTCTTAGCGCTTGCGACATTGGCGATCTTAATTGTTCAACTACTGGGTCTATAAATGAATCATACATTTTCCCACCAAACCTAGCTATAGGTGGACCAGCTATACCAAAACCTGCACCATATTTTGCAGCTTCAATTGCCCCACCTATCTTGTCATCAGTTGCGTAACCTCCGCCTGCTATTCCCGCACCACCAGCGCCAGCGCCAGTATATTTAATATAATTTGGAACATTTCTTAGTGCGTTAGCTATTGCGCTTCCTGCTTTTGTTGCCGCTACTTTTCCTGCGCCAAGAATACCTGTGCTTGCTCCACCAACCAATTGCGTTGCAAAATCAGTAACCGGATTTTCTTCGGCAAATGCTTGATTTTTATCTCTAGCACTTTGAACCGCTGTATCATAATCACCGCCAAACAATTTGTTAGCCGCGCCGCTTAACTCATCACCATACCCAAATGTTACGCCTTGTCCTAATGCCATTAACGTACCGGGTATAAATCCGGGGTAATCAGAAGATTTTGCGCCCGTTGGTTTTTCTACAGGTTCAGTTGATTTTGGCCGATTAAGATTTGTTTTATCTATTAGGTCTTGCTGCTTTTGCGATAAATTTTGTTTAGGATTGTTTTGATTGCCAGAAACAATGCCATTTTTTGCATTATCTACTATTTGCTGTAGCCGTTGTTGTTTTTTTGTTGCTGCAAGTTGCTCAGGAGTCATAATATCTACTCTCCTTTTAACATGAAACTATTAGACTCATCAGTATTAAATTCCCGCCTGTCATCTGGCGACATATTTATCCACGTATCAATATCCAATCCCTCAAAAATAGGCATAGTTTGGATCGCCCTTGTTTTTATTTGCCCAATTTTTTGCTCGATAAATGAGTCTAATGCTGCGTTTTTGACTTTAGAAGACGTGTCTGGATCGCCTAATGTTACCTTCAACGATTCTCCTTCTGCTGCTGTAAAAGCTGCGCCAAATGTTTTTCTTAATAATGGTAAAACTTCATTAGCTACTGTTGATATATACCCCTCTCTGTCAATTCTGCCTTGAGATGGGTCTTGCTTAGTTTGTTCTTTATAAAAATCTACACCTTGATCAAAAAGGGTATAAGACGCTGTTTCGCCCAATCTTTTTAGTTTTGTTACAACTTCTTGCAATCTAGGTAAAAAAGCCTGATATTCGTCTAGATCAACCATTGCAGCGGAATAGGCTTTTGCTGCATCTTCAGACTTAATTCTTTCTGCTTCTGCCAGTGATAATGTTTCTTGATTTTCTAATTCTGATTTAGCTGCCGAT